ACTTAGAATTATTCGGGTAACTGAAAATATATCTTGCTGTGTCTTTGAGGACACAAAAATCCTCCGCCTGTCGGATTTGTTTCCGGGTGTACTCACTCATCTTGGGTATCGGTTAAGCCGATGAAGTGTATTCACCAGCCCAACCGACTTTCTGTAATCCCGTCAGAGCTTGCGCCACTGCTCGATGTCGTTCCGATAGGTGTCGAGGTGCAGGCGGACGAGGTTTTCAATCAGCCCCGATGCGCTCATGCCCTTTCCTCCGAGGAAGCGGACAACCCTGTCGAGTTCGTCACGCACCGTCTCGCTGACGAACACGGGCTTGCGGTTGACAAGTTTCGGGACTTTCAGGTAGGTGGCGCGGTACTCCTCCAACGACAACCTGCGCTGCTTGCTGCTGACACGCTTCTGCGGCATTGCCGTTTTCTCGACCGCCTCACTTGACGGTTCATCCGCCATAGCGGTCTCCGTTTCCTCCGTAACGGTATTGCCGGGCAGTTCCAGCTCATCCGGCTCCAGACCGATACGTCTGTAGATGTCATTCATCGACTTGGGAGTGTAGGATTCCCTGCGTCCCATCTTTTCCACGATTTCACGAGCCTGCTGCTCTGTAATGTTTGGTTCTCTCTTCATTGTAAAAAACAAATTGATTAAGTTATTAACTGTGGTCTTGGTAAACACCTTGACCGATTATCGGGAGCAAAGTAAGGTGCTTTAATACAGTCAGTCAAGCACTTGGATTCTCTTAGGCAATTTTGTGTGGTTTTGCATTATGGCGGTTGATAAAGCGGTGAGGACTTCACCGTTTTGCCGGATGTATATGCCCGAAAGGGCAAAGACTCAATCGTAGGCGAATTTGAATTAAGCCCTTATTTTTCCCCTTGCCACCTTTCTATTTTTTAGAATTAAGAGGATAACCGCTGCCTCCAGCCAATGCCAACCTCTACCACCCTGTGCCACTTGCTGCCAGACCTGATTGAAACCATTGCCGGATGCCGGATTATGTATTTCTTTGCAGGAGAAGGAATGATAGCCGCCAAAGGGAAGTCAGCATCCCGGACAATGACTGCCGTATCAGCGCAACACGCTTCCACTTTCGGGGAACCTATTGTCAGGTAACGGATTATATATTCCTTTGCGGCAAAAGAAACAGTAACAACTAAAAGAAAGACAATATGGAAATCGTATCAATCGAGAGAAAGACCTTCGAGGAACTGGTCGCCAAGTTCGACCGCTTCGTCAGCCGTATGGATGCCATCTGCCATCGTCACGGCGAAAAGAAAATGAGCGAGTGGATGGACAATCAGGACGTGTGCCGGATGCTCAACATCAGCCCCCGAACCTTGCAGACGCTTCGGGACAACGGCACGTTGGCTTATTCGCAGATAAACCACAAGACCTATTACCGTCCCGAAGACGTGCAACGCATCGTTTCCATCGTGGAGGACAGGCGAAAAGAAGCAAAGTTCAAAGGCAGAACAATCTGATAACCGAATAGAGTAATAACAATAATTCCACTAAATCCAAAGTAATATGAACGAACTGATTAACAAAGACAACGAGTGGATAATCCACTTCTTGGGCAGCCTTGACCGTCTGCTGGACAACGTAGAGCATCTGACCGCAAACTACCGCCCGACACTGAACGGGGAGCGTTTCTTCACAGACAAGGAAGTGTCGGCACGGTTGAAAGTGAGCCGCCGGACGCTTCAGGACTACCGCAACGAGGGACGTATAGCCTACATTCAGTTGGGCGGCAAAATCCTCTACCGTGAATCCGACATCGAAAGGATGCTGGCTGACGGCTACCAATCCGCCTACCGACTGAAGGCAACCTGATTTTCTTGAAGGAGCGCAGTTTGCCGTCTGCCCTATGTTTGCGGCAGCAATGGAACTTCGGCAAAAAGACAAAAGGAACGGCTTACAGATGAAGCATCAATGTTTAGCTTCGTCTGTAAGCCGTTCCTCTATTTCTTCTGATTTCCCGCCAGTCGCTTGTTTCCGTTGCCGGATGCCTTTCAAGCGTGTGGATGGCAGTGGCAAGGTTTTCGGGCGGAATACGCTCAAACCCGTTTGAGGAAGATTCTGCCTGAAACGGCTCCGCCTGACCTTGCCAATGCCGTCAAAGCCACACGCTACCTTTGCATCCGAGCATCGGGAACAGGTGGCTGACGGGATGAACCTCAACTATACCATAGGTTACTGCCCTTACCGCAAGAGAAGAACAATGTTGTCGGACTTCCTTTCTTGGAGGCGCAGATTTCATTTATTACGAACCGTCTGAACTGAAAACTTTCTTTACTGCATATCCTGAATGCAATGGCTATAATCATTTCAAGGTTATACACATCATAGCTGATGCCGTCAGTTTGCTTGATATACTTCATTGTATAAGTTTCACTCAATTCCTTGTTCTTGTAGATTGCCCGTATCGCCTTGCGGATGTCGCACGAGAACACCCCAAACAGGTCGGCTATCTCAAACTGGGTCATCCACACGGGGGCAGTTGGTACGGTGACCACCCCCGTTTCACTGATTGTTATTATTCCTCTGTTCATAATTCATCTATTTTATAATGGTTATTTACTATTCTCTTTCTTTTCGCCAGCCGATATTTTCTTTCTCCGCTCCATCAGTTTGTCCATATCCTTGGAGATTTTATCGTCTGTTATCCGTGCATATCCCTGTGTCGTCCTGATATTGGAGTGTCCCATCATCTTGGCGATGCTCTCAATGGGTATGTCCGCTGAAATCAGGAAAGTGCCGAAGCTGTGCCGACTTTGATGATAGGTCAAGTTATCCTCTTTTCCTATGGTTATTCCCAACTCGTGAACCTCAAACCATAGGGCATCACGGTTGGGAAGAGGAAACACGGGCTTCTCATCATCAGTTGTGTTATACAGCGACAATATCTGTTCCGCTATGGGATGTAAGGGTATGAACGCCTCCACTTTTGTCTTCTTGCGGTTGATGCGGATGTAGCGTCTGCCCTCCGCATTCGTCCCGATATGATGGGGATGCAGCAGTTGTATGTCTGCATACGCCAGTCCGGTCAGGCTCGAGAAGATGAAAGCCCGTCTTGCCAGTTCCATCCGCTTGTCATACATCGGTGTGGAAAGTATCTTCTTGAACTCATCACGGCTGATGTACCTGTGTCTTGCCTCAGGTTTCGTTTCATATTCCAAATCCTCGCAGGGGTTCACACGGATAATCTCCTTATCGACTGCAAGGTACAATAATCTGTTCAGCCAACGCAGGCAATGGTTGGTCTGGGAAACCCCGAAGTTCTTGCATTTCTTCAAGTGGGCTTTGTAGGACTTGCCGAAATCCTCCGTCACTTCTTCAAGAGGTATATCCTTTTTACCGATGGACGCTATAAAGTCCGTCAGGTATTTCTGATAATACATGGAGTGACGGTAGGAAGAAGTGGAATCAATCTCTTCGGAATGTTTCTTCAACCGCTCCCGTTCCCATTCACCCATCTGTAGAAGGGTGGTCGGATGAATATTATTCAAAGAAATGTGATTCTTCAACATCTCGGCACTGACCACGTCCTGCGATTTAAGTATCTCGGCATAGGCTTCTTCCGTCAGACGCAGGTATTCCCGCAAGCGGTTGTTCTCCCTGATGGTCTTTATCTCATTTTTCCTGCCGTTCCAGTCTTCGGGACGGCAATAGATTCCCGTGCTTATGGCGGTCTGCTTGCCGTCAATGGTTATACGGCAAAGTACGGCGGTCGTACCGTCAGCCTTCACTTTGCTGCGGTTGATGTAAGGCAATAATGAAAATGTGCTTCGCATATCGTTGTTTGGGTTATAGGGTTAGTTTAAAATCTTGGGTCGCTTCTATGAACTTGCCCATGTCCTCGAACAGTTTTTTCGGGCTGACACGGGCATATACCTGAGTGGTGGAAATATCGGAGTGCCCCAGCATCCGGCTGATGGTCTCGATAGGCACACCCGCTTCGAGCGTTATCAGTGAAGCGAAACTGTGCCTCGCCTGATGATAGCACAAGTCGTCTTTAATGCCAGCCAATGTCGCCAACGCCTTCATGTGTCTTCGGAGATTTGGCCAATGCAATAAAGGGAACAGTGTGTCCCTGTCCTCACTGTGATACTTCTCAATCAGCGCAACCGCTTCGGGCAACAGTTTCACGCTGGCACGGAGTTCGTTTTTCTTTCTTCGATACTTCAGCCACAAAGCCCCGTCCTCATCCGTATATAGGTTCTCATGGGTAATCGAGACCACATCCGCATAACAGACCCCGGTATAACACCCGAAGAGAAACATATCCCTTGCCAGCATGTGGGATTTGCGGTAAGCAGGTATTTCCACATCACGGATTCTCTCAAACGATTCACGGCTCAATGCCCGTGGGGTCGTTTCAGTCTTCTTCGGCAAGGTAAAATGCTGGAAATGGCTCCTGTCGGCATACCCCTCTTTATACGCCAGACGGCATATCTTTTTCAGGATGGCAAGATGATGGCGGACGGTGTCTATCGCATATCCCTTGTTTTCCATCGTGAATGCCTGATAGTCGTGGATGAACTGTTCCGTCAGTTGCCCGAATGCCAAATCCTTGACCTTGTACTGATGCTCGATGAACTCTCCGAGTGTCAGACGCATATAGTGATAGCCGGGATAAGTCCCTTTCGCGCGGTCTATGCCGATACGGGCTTTGAGGTCATCACAGACAACGTCCGTCATTCGCATGAGCGTCATTTGCGTTTCCATGTTGCCTTGAAAATGATTCTTCACATCCGTGGCATCAAAATCCACTTTACGACTCACAAGGCTGTCGAAAGCGTTGTTCACCGCCAACAGCAACTTCTCAATCTTGGCATTGGTTTCCACCGCCTCCTTGCTCTTGCCGTTCAGACGGCTTTCACGTGGATTCCACAATTCGGGTGTGCAGGACAGCTTGCAACCGAACTGCGCCATCGTGCGGTTCACCGTGATACGTCCCATGATGGGAGCCTTGCCCGACTTGTCCAGTCCGCTCTTTTTGAGGTAGAGCAGCACCTTGAATTTCACTACTTTCATACGCTTATATTTTTAAGTGCAAATTTACTTGCCATATAAGCGTCCCTTGATATGCAAAACACTGTGTATGAGTGCAAACAAAACGGTGAGGATTTCTTTTTATCGCTTTCTGTTACCTATTCCCGTTTCGGTAACTGCCCGGCTAACGGTTTGGTAACTGAACAACCTCAATATTCCGTTGTGGTTTGCATTTTCTCAACTTGGCAGAATACTGAAATATCGCTTATTTCTAACGGTTTACGTTTAATTTTTACCTGTTCGCTGTCGCTTGCTTTGCCGTGTATATTCCATCAGAGTCGGCATACTTTTGCAACAATGGAGCTTACCATGGGGGCAGATTTATACACAACTAGTCAGTTACTTGGTCATGCCGATGTGGAAACAACACAAGTTTATGCGAAAATCATAGATGCTAAAAAAGAAGCCGCTGTATTACTAATAGATTCTCTATTCTAATATTTATAGTCAAACAGAAATATATTGCAAATTTTGCATGTCGCAATTATCTGTGTATCAGTCATAGCAGAAAGAAATTTTTCGTAATTCAATTCTGTTTGACCATGACAATCTTATTTCTATTTTTAAATTATACAGTATGTATTGTTTAATTAAAAATACTGTGTATATTTGCATTTTGTAGAAACAGCCTCTTTATGTCTGTTCCTCAGAAAGCTATGTTATCCATTATTGTATAGTAACATTAATCAAGATAACAAAATGCAATTAATCTTTTCATGAATAATAGTACAACAAAGGTATATGGCACGTACGAAAAAGCAAGTTAAAGTAAAGGAACCTGTCCGTTTACGTTTTAATGAACTCAAAGATGGCAGGAAGTCCATCTATTTGGATATTTACTACAATGGCCGGAGAACTTACCAGTCATTGAAACTCTATCTTGTACCAGAAACGGATGTGTCGGCGCAAATCCAAAATGCCAACACACTCGCAATAGCCAATGCCATTAAGACCGAAAAAATTTTGGACCTGACCAACAAGATAGCAGGTATCACAGACCGTTCGTATAAAGCGAATATGCTTTTCACGGACTGGATGAGAGTTTATCGGCAAGATGTGGAAAAACGGGCTTCGGCATCTGCACTTATTTGGGTAGATCGGGTAACTAATGAATTGGAGAAGTACGATAACAGTGTTACCCTTGCAGAAATAGATAGGGATTATATTATGAGATTTCTCAGCCATTTACTAGATAGACCTGCACTCACACGTGACCATAACCAACTGGCCAAAAATACGGTTTTCCTCTACCTCTCTTATATACGGGCTGCACTGAATTATGCAGTTAAGGAGAACCTGCTCCAGTCAAGCCCATTCAAGAAAATCAAACGGGATATGCTTTCAGGTTCGGAAGCCAAACGTGAATATCTTACAGTAGAGGAAGTAAAACGTCTTATTGCAACTCCTTGCCGTCGGGATGATATGAAGGCTGCATTTTTGTTTTCCTGTTTTTGCGGTTTGCGCATTATGGACATCAAAAACTTGTGTTGGAAACACATTAGTAAAAACGGGAACAGGTGGCAGGTAGAAATACGGCAGTATAAAACCGGCGCATTGTTGTATTTGCCATTGAACATGAATGCACGGAAATGGATGCCGGAACAAGGGGATGCTTCTTCTGAAGACCGTGTATTTCCCAAGTTGAGTATTTGGTATAAAAGCATACTTCGCGATTGGGCCACAGATGCCGGAATAGAAAAGAAATTTTCATTCCACGTGGCGAGGCATACGTTCGCAACGCTGGCCTTGACCGCAGGGGTTGACATCTATACGACAAGTCAATTATTGGGTCATGCCAATATCAGACACACTCAGAGGTACGCACAAATCATCAATTCTAAGAAAGACCATGCCATCTCCCTTTTGGATGACGCATTTATCCAATAACTTAAAACAATAGATTTATGAAGCGTAACCGTAGAAATGATTGCCTTTTTTTAAAACAAGAGATTGGCAAACAAGCCGCACAAGAGTGTCGGAAATGAACGTGATGAACTTTTTGCCTTGCTGAAAGAAGCCTCTTTTACTTATCGGAAGGAAGTTATCGGTGAGAGTAAATTGTATGAACTGTATGTGGAGGATTTTCTGAACGGTCATTATTATAGTGACCACCGGGATGCCGCCGGGAAAAACCGACATCGGAAAAACATCGGTATTCTCAGAGGAATACTGACAAAACGTAAAGACCTTGTGGAGCTATTCTTCTCCAATATACTTTTTGCTCCTAACCGCATGGATGAGTTGCTTCGTCTGTTCAACACAACGAAAGCATCCTCCGGTCTGAAAGAAGAACCGGATAAGCCACGCCCTGAAACGAACCTTCCTGCCTTGTCTTTGGGTAGCTTTTTGAATGACAATCAACTGAGCCTCATTGCGCATTGTGCTAATGAGGCTCAACTTTTCACTACCCCTGTGAATGCAGGCATACTGCGTTCTCTTTTGGAAGGCACGTTGCATCAGCCGTTGAAGTCTGCCAATAACCGGTTGGTAGCTTTCTTTTTCGACCGGTTATGTCACCACCGTCTCATTCTCGGACGTTGGGAACATCTGTTGGAACAGGCCGGTTCCATATTGGGTTCCAAAGACGGCCGTCCGCTCAAACACGGCCAGTATTCCAGTGCACTTAGTCTTGCCAAGAGCAATCCAAACAGTATGCAGGAGGTAATCAGCCAATGCGTACAAGCTGTCAGAGAAATGACAGAAAGAAACACAACGGATAACAAGTGACACAGAAAAGGATAACAGTTCGGATAACACTTCCGAACTGTTACTCTCCTTTTTACAAGCATTGAAAAACACATATCTACCTTTGCCCCGAAGCGATAAAGTTTCGGGGTATCACTCCCCCATGTCTAACTCAAAAAAGAATACAAAATGAACCAACAAGAAGAAAGAAACTGTGTAGCGGTGTCCTGTTCATCATGTTTCCTGAAGCTTAGTATGCTCCAGAAACAAACGGAGAAGATTGAAAATATGCTGTTTTGCATCAAGAAAACACTCAATTTCAAAGAAGCCTGCCTGTATATGGGGCTGTCGAGAAGCCAGTTGTACAAACTTGCCAAGAACGGGCATATCCCCCACTACAGACCGTCCGGTAAACTGTTGTATTTTAACAAGCAGGAATTGGACGAATGGCTCTGCCGGAACCAAGTGGAAGAAACCGAAAAAAACTGTCCAAAGGAGATGCCGGACAGCATGAATGAATGTGTTGAACCCGATAAACAATTTGCATCATGACAGAAGCCGGATTTCTTGAAACACTTAAACGGGTAGAAGATGTGGCCGTCATCCTGACCCGAATGGAAGATATAAACGTAGTATTGGGCAAGATAACCACCATTGAAGCCTTCATTGATCGTTTCGGGACGCTTGAAGCCTTGATAGAGCGTTTTGAAAGCGTGGAGAATCAACTCTATTACCTGAAAGATATGCTGAATATTGATGAAGCCGCCAAATACCTGAATATCTCCAAAGGGCATATGTACCGGCTTACCTCCAACCGTGACATATCCTACACCAAACCGAATGGCAAGAACATCTTCTTTGAAAGGAAGGAACTGGATGAATGGAAACGGCGCAATCCAGTCCTTTCACAAAGGGAACTGGAAAGACAGGCTGCTATAATGACCGCCCATGACCACACCGGCAAGCCCAACCATAAAAAGAAAGGGGGAAAGCCATGATACCGACCCACCTGCTTCAAACCGGAAATGACATAGATCGTTCGGTTTATGAACAAATCCTGCAATTCATCCGCCTACGTGTCACCGAGACCTACGCTTTTCCGCCGGAAATTGTCCGTGTCGATGACATAACCATTGCCACGCTCGGCAACTTCAGTGCTTCGGTCGGTAAGCCCAAAAGCAAAAAGACTTTCAACATCACGGCAATTGTGGCTGCAGCGTTGTCGGGCAAAAACGTGTTACGCTACAACGCACATTTGCCGGAAGGCAAGCACAAGGTGCTTTATGTAGATACGGAACAAAGCAAATGCCATTGCCACAAGGTGCTTGAACGCATCCTGAGACTGGCCGGGCTACCTACTGACCGTGAAACGGACAACCTCGAATTTTTCATGCTGCGGGAATACAGCCCCAAACAACGCCGACAGATTATCAACCATGCGCTGGCTTCCGATCCGGGTATCGGTTTTGTTGTCATTGACGGCATCCGTGACCTCCTGTATGACATCAACAGTCCCAGTGAGTCTGTTGATTTGATAAACGACCTCATGCGCTGGTCAAGTATGCACGACCTCCATATCCATACAGTATTACATCTGAACAAAGGAGATGACAATACGAGAGGACATATTGGCACAGAACTGAATAACAAAGCGGAAACCATTCTGCAAATCACCAAGAGCCAGTTTGACGGTAATATCAGTGAAGTAAAAGCCATGCACATTCGTGAAAAGGAGTTTGAGCCGTTCGCTTTCCGCATCAATAACGATGCCTTGCCTGAACTGGTGGGAGAATACTCGTTTACACAAGAGCGTAAGGGCTTCTGCGAATCCATTTCCGATGTACAACACGCCCAGGCTCTCAGGCTGGCATTCAGCGAGGGGGACATAACCGGATACAGACCGCTTATCAAAGCGCTCCAACAGGGATATACCGAAATCGGCTTCAAGCGTGGCCGGAACATCTGCATTGAACTGAACAAGTATCTGATGGGGCGTGGCATTATCGTGAAACAGGATAAGAGCTACCATTACAATCCGAAGGTGCTGGAGTATAGCGGCTGTACCTCCGATAAAGAGGTTTAGTTTAACGTCGGTGTATATATAAGATAAACTTTATTAAACCCGAATAGAAACACAAAAGTTATTATGAACATAGCCCAGACCAAACAAATAGATATTGTGGACTTCTTGAAAGCAATCGGTTGTTTCCCTACAAGGGAAACCGCTTGTGCGGCATGGTTCCGTGCCCCGTATAGGGAAGATATGACACCTTCATTCAAAGTCAATAAAAATCGGAATATCTGGTATGATTTCGGACTTGCCCGGAGTGGCGACATCATAGACTTGGGTATTCTTATCTATCATACCAATGATATATCCCGTGTACTGAAACTGATAGAAAACGCCACCCCGGGAGTACCTGTCAAGGCAAGAACATTCCTGCCCTCTTCTGAGGAAAGGAATGAGATCTTGCGGAACATCCAAATCGGTGCGCTGACTTCGGTAGCCTTGAAGTCCTATCTGGCTTCACGGGGCATTGATATGGAAATCGGAATCAGGGAATGCTGGGAGATACACTATACCTGCCGTGGAAGAGCCTACTTCGCTATCGGTTTTCCTAATATAGCCGGTGGATATGAAATGCGCAGTCCGTACTACAAAGGGTGCATTGCACCTAAAGACATATCAGTGACCAACACCACAAAGACCACTTTGGCATGTTGCCTGTTTGAAGGCTTTATGGACTTTCTTTCTTATTTGACACTAGTAAAACAAGGAAAGTTGCCGCCTCCGTGCAGACAGCCGGATTTAATTGTACTGAACTCGGTGAACAACCTGTCCAAAGCTCTGTCCCGGTTGAAAGCATACAAGAAAATCTATTGCTTCCTCGACAATGACGATGCCGGACGAAAGGCGGTGGATCTGCTTCGGGAAATGAATACGGCTACGGTATATAATGTGATGGAGGCGTTTCCTTATTATAAGGATGTCAATGACCTGTTGCGCGATAAGAAAAGGATGCCGTGAATTGACTTTAAACAAAAGAATCATGTCCTACACAAGTTTATGTGCTGGATATTTTGTATTTTTGCCTAACAATTAGAACAATGGAACAAGAACGATTTAAAGAAATACTGGAAATAGGAGAAACCATTCGGGTGGAGTTTAAACGCTGTGGAAATGGCATTGAAAGCGATACCTATGAAACGGTATGCTCTTTTCTCAACCGTTTTGGCGGTGATCTATTTTTAGGCGTGACGGATTCCGGTCGTGTTGTCGGCGTACCTGAAAATTCCGTATCTTCAATGATTAAGAATTTTATCAGTTGTGTCAGCAATTCGGATTTGATAACTCCTACTGTTTATTTGGAGCCCAGACCGCTTCTCTATGAGGGTAAAACCGTGATACACATTCATGTCAATCCGAGTGCAGAAGTCCATTCCTATAAAAAGGAGATATTTGACCGGGTGGATGATGCGGACGTACACGTGACCAGCACCTCACAAATAGCGATGATGTATATCCGTAAGCAAAGTATCTTTACAGAACGGAAGGTATTTCCATATATAAAAGTGGAAGATTTGCGACTCGACCTTTTGCCGACTATCAGACAAATGGCTGCTAATTCCGCTAACGGTCGGCATATTTGGCAAAAGACGGATGATATGGAGTTGTTACGCTCTGCCGGTCTGTTCGGTACGAATCATGAGACAGGAAAGCATGGACTGAATCTTGCAGCCGTATTACTGTTAGGTCGTGACGACGTTATAAAAGATGTGGCACCGGCTTATGAAACGGATGCTTTGCTTCGCCGAATCAATATAGACCGGTATGACGACAGGGAGATTGTATGTACCAACCTTGTGGAAAGCTATGATCTGTTGATGGAATTTGCCCAAAAACATTTGCCGGATCCGTTTTATCTTGAAAATGAACAACGGATAAGCCTGCGTGGAGTAATATGCAGGGAAATGGTATCAAACATACTCATCCATAGAGAATTTTCAAGTTCTTATCCTGCCAAATTCGTTATTGAGAATAACCGTATATACACGGAAAATGCTAACCGTGCCTCGTGGTCGGGTGAGATAACCCCGGAAAATTTTGAGCCGAATCCCAAAAATCCAATCATCGCCTCCTTTTTCCGCAATATCGGATTGGCCGACAAACTCGGTTCCGGTGTGCGTAATATTTTCAAATACGCCAAGTATTATCAAGGTGGGCATCCCCATTTTTTTGAACAGGATATTTTCCGTACAAGTGTTGAGTTTGAAAGTGAGACTATAAAAGTGGCAGATGCGACTATAAATGCGACTATAAGTGATGCTGATGCGACTATAAACGCGACTATAAGTGAAGAGGATTTGCAGATGTTGAGACTTATTCAAGCCAAGCCTGACATCACCTATACGGAATTGTCCGAACAGTTGAATTTGCATCGTGCTACGGTTGCCAGACGTATCAAGAGCCTTGCGGAAAAAAGAGTCATATCGAGAATCGGTGCCAGAAAAACAGGTGCATGGAAAATTAATATTTCTTTATAAAACAGGAATATATAAAATGGAAGAAGGTATCTACTCTGATACCTTCTTTCATGTATATTAATCTGTTATCTCACAAAAATAATCCAACTCGTCGCCTTTTAGATTCTCCATTGCATATTGTTCGGTCTGTTCCCAAAGTTTTTCATACAGTTCTGAAAATTGTGGTTTTGTTTCATGGTGTTGCCATACTTTATGGTTGAGTACCAATGTTAGCTCCGTGAGATACTTACAATTATCTTTCCATTCTTCAAACGCACGGTTGAAGGTGTCCTGAATACCTGCAAGTCCAAAATGGTCGGCTATCGTAAAATCGTTCCAGAAGGTGGTCTGCAACTCGTAGTCGTTTTCTTTCATAAATTCTCTGAATGTCATGTCATTTCAATTTTAGGATTTTATTATTAATCCCCTGCCGCAATTGAAGTGCAGGGGAATTTCTTCAATACCGGTATCAAGCCGATAGCAGTATGGGCATAATCAATGCTACGGTTTCCATCTGGTCATCGTCGGTTACAGGGGTGATAACACCTGCACGTTCTTGCGTGCTTAACTTGAACTGTACCTCTTTGGTGGTGATATTTTCCAGCGTTTGTTTCAAAAACTCCGCTTTGAAGCCGATGCGCAAATTGCCGCCTTGATAGGCACAAAATACCGTTTCTTCAGCATGGGTGGAACAATCAATATCCTTTCCCGAAAGCACCAACGACAATCCCGAAAAGTTCATGGCCACCTCGCAACGTGCCTTGTCCGCAAATACGCTTACCCGTCTGACGGCCGCCAACAGTTCGTTTTTGTCGAGAATGGCTTTTTTGTCACTATCCGTGGGGATAACGGCATTGTAGTTGGGGTATCTTCCCTCTATCAGCCGTGTGCGGAAATAGTCTGTTTCTGTTTGGAAGGCCATTTCACGGTCAGTAATGAATACCTGCACTTTCTCATCTGACTTACTTGTCATACTGCGCACAATCTTTGCAGCTCTTGAATGTAACAGGAAATTGTACTCTTGTCCGTCATCCTCAACCTTGTAAATGTTCCGTACCAACATGGAGCCATTGGTAGCGGCACATTGCAATTCATCGCCCTTCTTAGTGAAATAGATGCCGCAAAATATAGGACGAAGGTCATCGTTGCCAACGGCATATAAAGATTTGCCGATACTATCATTCAAGACAGATGCTTCGATAGTGGCCTTCACGTTTTTCTCCATTGTGCCAGGAAGGACGTAATCCTTTGCCGGAAATCCCACCATGTCGAACTGGCCGTTGTTGTAGCGGATAACTACCGACAAATTTTCCTCGTCCGCTTCAAAAGTGACAGGCTGGTCTCCTAAATTCTTCAACGAATCAAGCAAAAAACTCGCTGTGACACATATACTTTCGCTGTGTCCGTTAGCTCCGTCCATATCTATGACAGGGAGCGTGCTGCATCGGCTACAATCCATGTCGGATGCCGTTATTCTCAATACACCGTCTTTGAGTTCCAATAGGAACGTGGAATAGATAGGCAATGCCACCTTACTGTTCATTACTTTTGCCAATGCAATTAACTTGGCGTTCAATTCTGTTGCTGAAATTGTGAACTTCATAACTGATTTGATTTATTTCCCTATCATCGGGAGCCTTTGCCCCTTATTGTGAGGAAGTTATTTATGGTGCTCCGACTTGGCAGGTGCGTATGGCACAAACTTTTTGGTTGAAATACGCTTTTTACGCGTGTGGAAAAAGGAAGATTTCAATCACTGGGGCACTGATTATCCGAAAATCCGCTGCCTCCCGCCCTAAAAGTTTGGAGCAATCAAAGCAAGCCTGCCGGAACTTTGCGCCAGAAATGCCTCCGCCCAATGAGGGCATAGATGTGTATGATTCATATCTCCTTGTATATAAATGGTAGAGAGCGGAATACCTGTAATTGTGGTATCGGAGTATGATTGACAGTCTGATTTTTCACTGCAATCATAAACCCGGTTAAAAAAGGAGGCTTTGTTGCTTTGTCTTTCATCGTGTACCTCTATTTCATTATTCCTTTGCGGCATCAATCGAACAATCAACGCATAAACACAATACGAAATGAGTCCATTTTTGACATTTGCCATTTGCCTGAGCATCGCCTACCTCCTTTACTACGGTGCCAACATCGGCAAGGATTTATACGCTACCGGAAAGCAACTTACTTCCAACGAGGAAGTGTTTGAGATTGAAGACGTTCCAGTTGAAACCGCCGTCTCTGTGAATGAACAGGGAGACGGCTTTTTTATTGGCGATGCCGAACCGGAAGAACCTGCGGAAGTGCTTGACCCGGAAAAGGAAAGCGAAAAGAAAGAAACTGCCGAGACAGAGAGACGCATTGCTTCGCTGCAAGAGAATCTGGATGAAGCGGACGTAACGAGCGAATACGGCATCAAAGCCCCAGAACTCCATGAGTTACTGGAAGGCAAGAAAGCTTCGCTGTTCAAACCCGAAATCAATGTCATCCGAAATGTATTGTAAGAAGATTATCCGTTATAGCCTGCCGGTGTCGTGCCTCCTTTCGGCGCAGTCCGTTTTCGCCAAATGTGGCGGCGTGGATTACAGTTGGGGAGCCGATGCGCTGGCACTGATGCACGACTATGTAGTGACCATGATGCTCTATGTGCTGTATTTGACCTATGCCATTGCTGCACTTGTTACTATTTACGCCAGCCTACAAATCTTCATCAAGATGAATGCCGGCGAGGAAGGTATCGTCAAGGAGATACTCATGGTTGTGGGAGCCTGTATGTTCATGATTGGAGCCTCTATCGTGTTCCCAGCTTTCTTCGGCTATCAAGTTTAAAAAATACTCATCTGCGCAGAGAGTACCATAATGTCTAATTAAAAACAAGAACGAATGTTGCAAAAAATTAAGAAAATGATGAAGGGCATCTGCTCTTCCGAAAGAATCAAGATGCTTTCATTTATGCTGCTGGTCGGAACGGTGACAGCTTTCGCCCAGAACGCGGCCGGTGACTACTCCGCCGGAACGACCGCCCTCGGCACGGTGACGGACGAAATCGCCAAGTACGTGCCGTATGTAGTGAAACTGTGTTACGCCATTGCCGGCATTGTGGCCGTTGTGGGAGCAATCAGCGTGTATATCAAAATGAACAACGAGGAACAGGACGTGAAGAAGTCTATCATGATGATTGTAGGAGCTTGTATCTTCCTGGTAGCTGCTGCACAGGCACTTCCGTTGTTTTTCGGTATCTCCGCTTAACGGCGCATGGGAACCCAAACGGACAACAGCCGCTACACGGGGTACCCACTGTTCAAGGGGCTTCAACGGCCTCTTGAACTGATGGGACTTCAGGGGCGGTACATCTATTGGGCGGCCGGAGCTGTCGGCGGGGCCATTCTCGGCTTTATCCTTGCCTACTGCCTGATAGGTTTCCTCGCCGGACTGCTCACTTTGGTGGCCTCTCTCGCCGTGGGTGCCGGATTTATCCTGCTGAAACAGCGCAAAGGGCTGCACAGCAAGAAGAACGATAAAGGAGTATTCATCTATGCTTATTCAAAAAGGAAATGACAATAACCGTAGTTTGTAGAAAAAGTAAAATTGCTTGGCTGTTTCTTCCATGTGTCCTACTGCTCGCATCCTGTGGAAAACGACAGGTAACGAAATCAGCCACGGTAGAAGCGCAACAGACAGCCGGTAAAATTCGGCAAGGCTGGGCTACAGCCTGCCGTCCGTTGACAATCACTTCAGAGGGAATGGAAACAGGACTGCCGGACATCGGGGTGTATATGCATCTTGCGGACGCCACAGACACGGAACGGAACGCCTTTTACGGAGTGCCGTTCATTTATGATAACGGGCGTTATGTGGCGCAGAAACATCATACCGTGACCGCTGACACGCTTGCCGCCATCTATGCCTGTTTCCCTTATCGGCAAGGACTTGCCGCAGATGATAGTCTTGTACTGGCTGCTCCTTTCGGGGAAAACCTGTACGCTGTGGAAACGGCCCGGCATATCGGCAAGGAGATTTCCGTGGAAATGGATTGGCGCAGTTCAATGGTGCTACTCTGCATCGGATGCGAGAGTGACCGGTTGCAAGAGCGGCTGGATGAACTTACGCTTACGGGGGAGAACCTTTGCGGACAGGCTGTCTATCAGCCTTACTTGGGTAAATGGAGACCTGTGGGCAAAGGAGGCACGTTGAACGCCACGGATGCGGACTGCCTGTTGAACAATGGCCGGAAACATGACTTTTATCTGGTGCCTACCGATACGGAAGGCGCGGTGACGATTGCCGCCACCATTGACGGACACCCATACGCCGTGCGGACAACATTGCCTCCCATGCAAGCAGGAAGCCTTGTAAGGCTAAACCTGCGCAAAGGCAAGGAAGGATTGGCGGTGAATGGCAGTTGGGTGGAAACCCGGCGCAAGCTCCGCTACCAGCCTGTGCAGCGTGTGGATTCCGTGGAAGTGGGTCACTACCTGCAAAAAGACGGTGGGATATGTCCTCAACGTGACAGCAATTCAATTGCCATGGTAGTGGAAACGGACGGGAGGCACGGCAAAGCGGTGGCGTTGCGCGACAGCGAGGGTCGGTATTGCTATTCGGGAAAAGTTTTGACTTCCGGTAAAACTTTCCAGACCATTGATGGTAAACGTAAAGAGGGAGTCGTCAATCCCAGGCAAACGGATGAAATCATCGATGAGAACAAACTCATCTTTACTTCGGGAATGCCCTACGGTGAGCAATGCGCCTTCGGCTATGCAGACGGTGCCGATCTTACCCAAAGGCTGATTGACAAGTACCGTCAAACGGAGCATGCCTACCGAAGGAACGGGAGGCTGCTCGCCAGGAAAGAAATGCTTGCTGAAGTGGAGCAGCATCCGGGAAGCTATGTGCCGTCACTTGCGGAACTGGCACAGCTCTATCATCACCGGCAACTCGGAGAAACAGTCGGCTGTGAACCGATGCGAGGAGAATACCTGACCGTCAGCGAGAGTTCGGACAAGACCTTTTATCTGATTGACATGGAGAACGGTATTGTGACCGGAACCTTGTCAAAACAATATGCCAGCTTACGGCTGCGGTTATTTTATCTATTTTGATTCACCTAAAAAACAACACAAATGAACAATCTGGTAATATACAACGAAGCGGAAATCAACTCAGTGGAAATCTGCGTGCTTCCACCTTTATTCAAAGTAAAGGTAGTTATGGACTCCGATACCGATGCCACTGTGACGATTACAGACATTAACGGTGCAGAGGATTTTGCATCCGTGTGCATTGAAACGAACCGGAAGGAGCTTTCCGATGTACAGTTCACCGACAAGGAAAGGCTGTATATCGGTCGGGAGGTGGCACGCTGTATTGCGGCAGACATCGCCCTGTTTGTGGGACATGGCATTGTGCCTTATGAGTGCTACGATGAGCATCCTACGTTTGACCTGTTCAAGTTTTCGGATAAATGGGAGAATGATTTAGCTTTCGGAATCCGAAAGGTTTATTTCGCCCGATGTGACGGAAGCCAAAAACAATAACGCCCATGACGATTTATATTCTACTGATTCTTGCGGCTGTAGGCACGGGTATGGCCATATCGGTATATGCCTTTGGCACAGGAGGAAAGCGCAAGCGCATCTTCCAAGACATTTACTTCTCCGTGGAAGACAACGAGGGTGTCGGCGTGGTATATACCAAAAACGGAGAGTATGCGGCTATCCTGCGCATGGAGAACCCGGTGGATAAATACTCCGCTGACATAGACGGGTACTATGAATACACCCGGCTGTTCACCGCCATTGCCCAAACACTCGGCGAAGGGTATGCGCTGCACAAGCAGGACATATTCGTGCGCAAACCGTTCTGTGATGAGAGCGAAAGCAAGCGCGAATACCTGTCCGAATCCTACTTCCATTACTTCAATGGCAGGGAATATACGGACAGCCAGACCTATCTGACCGTGACGCAGGAAGCGCAAAAGAGCCGCCTTTTCTCTTTTGACGGCAGAAAGTGGCGTGACTTCCTGGTGAAAATCCGCAAAGTGCAAGACCAATTGAAGGATGCCGGTGTACGTGCCGAATTTCTGACAAAGGAAGATGCCAGCGAGTATATCGACCGCTATTTTGCCATGGATTTTACCCACAAGACACTCTCAATGAACAATTTCAAGGTGGATGAGGAATGTGTGCGCATGGGTGACCGGAAATGCAAAATATTCTCACTTGTGGACGTGGACAGCATCAACCTGCCCAGCTTGGTACGTCCCTTTGCCAACATCGAGGTGAACAACACGCAGATGCCTGTTGATGTGATGGCGGCCATTGACCAAATTCCGGAAGCGAGGACGGTCGTTTACAACCAGATGATTTTCATTCCTAACCAAAAAAGGGAGCTTGCACTGTTGGAAAAGAAGAAAAACCGCCACGCAAGTATTCCCAATCCGGGCAACCAAATGGCCGTGGAGGACATCAAGCAGGTACAGGAAGTCATGGCCAGGGAGGGAAAGCAACTAGTCTATACGCACTACAACCTGGTGGTGTGCTGCGACAGTGATGCCGACCTGCAAAAGCCCACCAATCATCTGGAAAACACGTTCGGACGTATGGGCGTCCATATCTCCAAGAGGGCTTACAACCAACTGGAACTGTTCGTCAATTCGTTTCCGGGAAACTGTTACGGCATGAGTGCGGAGTATGACCGCTTCCTGACGCTGGGCGATGCCGCCGCCTGTCTGATGTACAAGGAAAAAATACAGCACAGCGAGGACACGCCGCTGAAGATTTACTATACGGACAGGCAGGGCGTGCCGGTGGCCATTGACATTACGGGAAAAGAAGGGAAACACAAACTGACGGACAACTCCAACTTTTTCTGCCTGGGGCCTTCGGGAAGCGGCAAATCGTTCCACATGAACAGCGTGGTACGCCAACTACACGAACACGGAACGGATGTGGTGATAGTGGATACAGGTAATTCCTACGAGGGATTGTGCGAATATTTGGGTGGGAAGTATATCAGCTACACCGAGGAAAAGCCCATTACGATGAACCCTTTCAATATCACGAAGGCGGAACTGAACATCGAAAAGATAGACTTCCTGAAGAACCTGATTCTGCTGATATGGAAAGGTTCGGATAGTAAAATTTCGGAACTGGAGTTCCGTATCATCGAGCAGATTGTGACAGACTACTACGATGCCTACTTCCACGGTTTCAAGGGCTATGACCCGTTGCAGCGTGAGACCCTGCGCAAGACACTAACCGCCGCCGAAAAGCGCAAGGGTACGTGGAGTGTGGAGGAAATGGCGACACTCGGTAAGAAGATTGATGCGAAAATCAAGTTGCTGGAGGAACGGCGAAAAGCTTTGGCGGTGGCTTCGCTGTCGTTCAATACCTTCTATGAATACTCTTGTGAACGGTTGGAGCTTATCTGCCTAGAGAACAACATCACGGAAATCGACTACGACAAATACGCATACATGATTCAGCCTTTCTACAAAGGCGGCAACTATGACAAGATTCTCAACGAGAATGTGGATACCACGCTGTTCTCAGAGACCTTTATCGTCTTTGAAGTGGATGCAATCAAGGAAAATAAGAAACTTTTTCCTATTGTCACGCTTATCATCATGGACGTGTTCTTGCAGAAAATGCGTCTGAAAAAGAAGCGAAAAGTCCTGGTAATAGAGGAAGCATGGCTGCGACATGTAAGTCTTGTATATGATTGTTTAACATTCCATTCCACGCGCTGGAAATAGAACGATTAAACCTGTTGTTTCGTCAACAGTAGCCTATGGGAACGTGCGATAGTAAGCAATGAGGTCGTGCGATAGCAGAACCAACAATGAAGCCCTTCCGAAAGGAGAAGTCAGAACCGCGAGGGAACGACAACTGCCGTTAGTATCGAGTGGCAGGGGAGCTAGGCTGAATGGTATGAATAACGTAATGTGAACCGTTGATAAACGTCGTAACTTCGAATGAGCTGTTAATGATACTGGGCTCTAACCCAAAAGGGACGCAGTCGGATAACCTTCTTCATGCTAAGGTTACACGAACATGATGACTGCCGGCGGATAGACGGATTCTAACCCATTCGTTTGTCATATACAAGAAACATGGTAAACCCGTATTTCTCCTGTATAACAGCAGGTAAGCAAACCGTAAGGAAAGCCGAATGAAATGCGGGCAGAGGAATGTGGAAAAAGCGAATGCCATTCTGTAATGGAGCGGATAGAGGTTGAAACATCACCTCACACGAAAGTGGGCTGACTTCCGCAAGGTGACTTTTTACAAGAAACTTTTAGAACTTATTTAAAGGAGAAAAGCAAATGAACGAAAGTAAGACATCGTGTGCATCTACTGACCAAAAGTGGAGCACTTGGGAAAGCATAGACTGGAACAAGTGCGAAATAGCGGTTAATAAGCTACAAGCACGTATTGTAAAAGCTCAGAAAGCAGGCAAACACGGCAGGGTGAAAGCTTTGCAGTGGATGCTGACGCATTCGTTTTACGCTAAAGCTTTAGCGGTAAAACGTGTTACATCGAACAGAGGCAGTAAAACTGCGGGTGTTGATAAAGCTGTGTGGGCAACTTCCAACAGTAAATTCAAGGCCATCAGCGAGCTAAGAAGAAGAGGCTATACCCCTCAACCTCTAAGAAGGATACATATTAAAAAGAGTAACGGGAAGTTGCGTCCATTAGGGATTCCGACGATGAAAGACAGGGCAATGCAGGCATTGTATCTGCTCGCATTGGAACCTGTGTCAGAAACAACTGCTGACAGCAACTCCTACGGATTCCGTAAAGAGAGAAGTGCTGGCGATGCAAGAGAACAATGTTTTTGCGTCCTTGCCAAGACAGCTTCTCCCGAATGGATTTTAGAAGGAGACATCAAAGGTTGTTTTGACCATATCAGTCATGACTGGCTGTTGGAAAATATTCCAATGGATAAAGTCATGCTGAAAAAATGGCTCAAATGCGGTTTCGTTTTCAACAAGGAATTATTCCCTACGGAAGAAGGAACTCCACAGGGTGGAATTATCTCGCCAACTCTTGCCAATATGACATTGGACGGTCTGCAAGCAATGCTCGCAGAAAAGTATTATAGGAAATCCGTTAAGGGACAAGTATATTATCCAAAGGTTCACATGGTTCGATACGCGGATGATTTTATCATTACGGGAAGGACTAGGGAAGCATTGGAGGAAATAAAGCCGTTAGTGGAGAACTTCCTTGAAAGTCGGGGACTTACTCTATCAGAAGAAAAGACAAAGATAACCCATATTGAAGAGGGCTTTGATTTTCTCGGGTACAATATCCGTAAATACAATGGAATACTTCTAATAAAGCCGTCCAAAAAGAGTCTGAAGGGATTCATGGAGAAAATCAGAGGAATCATTGATTCCAATAAAGGTAGTAAACAGGAATCTCTTATAAGACTTTTGAATCCGGTAATAGTCGGTTGGGTGAATTACTACAAGAATTGCGTGGCTTCGGACACATTCAGAAAAGCTGATTACTTGATATTTGAAAAGCTATGGCAATGGGCCAAGAGACGACATCCCAAGAAAGGTAAATATTGGATTGCCAGCAGATACTTTACACGAATAAAGAATCGTAACTGGTGCTTTGTGGCGAACTTCAAAAGGGGTAAAGCGGATGATAAGATTGCCCTCAAAAGACTGTACGACACGAAAATCACCCGATACGTAAAAGTGAAAGGTGAAGCCAATCCTCTCGACCCTGAATGGAAAGAATATTTTGAAAAGCGCAAGACTTACAAGATGCTCAAGTCGCTTAATGGTAGAAAATCATTGCTGTATATGTGGGAAAAACAAAATCATTTATGCCCCATATGCGGAGAACCCATAGACAAAGAACACTCGTGGGGAACTAATGAAAGAATTGTCAATGGAAAGAAAGTTAATTTCTTGGTACATGACAGTTGCAGAAGAAAAGTCATTCAACTTAAATAGATGTAACAATGAGCTGGTTTCTATTAGATAGAAATTTAAAGTTGCTTGAGCCGTATGATTGGAAACTTTCACGTACGGTTCTTAGGGGGGAAAGGGGCAGTAATGCCCCCGACCTACCCGGCAAGGCAATCGCCTCGCCACTCATGGCCGAGTACATCAAGTTTATGTACAAGACGGCAAGAAAGTTTTGGGCAAGTGTCGGCGTGGTGACACAGGAGATACAGGACATCATCGGCAGCGAAATCGTAAAAGAGGCCATTATCAACAACTCCGATGTGGTGATGCTTCTTGACCAAAGCAAGTTCAAGGAACGCTTCGACAACATCAAGGCTATTCTCGGACTGACGGAAACGGACTGCAAGAAAATCTTTACCATTAACCGACTGGAGAACAAGGAAGGACGCAGTTTCTTCCGGGAAGTATTCATCAGGCGTGGTACGACCAGCGAAGTCTATGGCGTGGAGGAACCGAGGGAATGCTACATGACTTACACCACCGAACGGGCGGAAAAAGAAGCGTTGAAACTCTACAAGGCAGAACTGAAATGCAGCCATCAAGAAGCTACGGAAGCCTATTGCCGAGACTGGAAACGGTCGGGTATTGAAAAATCGCTGCCTTTTGCACAAATGGTAAATAAGGCAGGCAAAGTATTGAACCTGAAAGAAAAACAATTCTAAAATCATATTATCATGCAAGAAGAAAAATTTATCAGCGAGTTTTGGAAATCCAACGAACGTAGCAATTTCTCCAAGGAAGCAACGGTACTGTTCTTCTACCTTATTTATATTTGGAAGAACGAGAACAAACCAGAAAAGTTCTATGTGCATCCGGCGAGCCTGCTTTGCAAGGTACGCGGATTTACCGTAAAAGATGTGCTGTCAGCCAGCAAGGAACTGCAAGAGCGGAACTACATCAGCTTCACGGCACCGGAAAAGGACTGGTGTTCGGGGGAATACAGCCTGTGTATGGAACGAGCAGGACAAGGGAAAGAGATAACGGCTAACGGCAAATAACCCCTTACCCCCCCACCTCGCCATGTATAGAATCCTATTGCTTCTGACCTTAGCCTGCACCTTTGTCTTTCCAACAAGGGCGCAGTACGTGCGTGTAAACTACGACAAGAAAACGGTGGCCGCCATGGTCGCCGCCTATGGGACGGAAACGGTGGCTGAAGCCTACTACAATGAGCAGGTGAAAGCCATACTGGAACGGTACAACGCCGCCGAAATCGCCGCCGCCGGAATTTTTACATCCAAATTCCTTGACCGCAAGGGATTGACGGAACTAGGTATCTGGAGCAGCCACACGGAGAACCAATACTACCGGAGGATTTACCACCTGGTAAGTGTCAAAATCATGCCGAAGATATGGACGGTAGCCGGGATGATGCTCCGCTCGCCCCAGACCGCCCTTTATTGGGGAAGCTACCTGATGAAAATCTGCACGGAAGTGAAAACGCTCTGTATGCAGTTTGAGTCGGTAGTGACCAATGGCAGCCTGTCGTTCAGCGACATCGCTTTCCTGCAACTGAATCCGCAGGTGGCCTCGCTGTTCACCCTGTCGGAGAATGGCGGTATCGACTGGGAAACCTTCCTTGACGATTTGGGCGACGTTCCGCACCACTTCACCAAAGAGAACCTAAAGGCTGACTTGGACAAGCTCTATAACATGGGGGTGAGTATCGCCACTGCCGGTACGGAGAACTTAAGCGGACGTATCTTGGGAGAGAGCAGTTTCCACGACCTGTTGCAAGGAAACGTGACTGCCATTGCCCACGCCGTGGAAAACAGCTACGACCTGTACCAAAGCCTTGACAATTCGGTAGGTAGCACGTTACTCTCCTTAGTCGGAGGACCGGAGAACGTAGCCGGGCTGTTCCAACTCGACAATTACAATCTGACGGCGTGGATGACCGATTACCTGCGTGAGACGATGGGGCAATACTATACCCAACGGTGGTACATTTACCGCAAGGATGCCGGCCAGGAGGTGCTTTGCGACTACTCCCCTGCCACAGACGACAACAGCGTAATCAATGGTGGGGAATGGGCACGCTTCAATACTTCCGATGCCAACTTTTACCCGAATACCGCCCAGACCGAACAGGTGCTTAGCAATTCGGAACGATATGCCGGATGGTCAAGGGCGCAGGTGGAACAACTGAACCGCCGAAACGACGGAAACACTTACAGTATCAGCTATTACCGCTCCAGTTATATCATATCCAAAGGAGGCAAGCAGACTAAGAAAGCCTATGCATACAGCATCAAGGTGACGAAAAGCTGGAACCATACAGAAGAAGTGTATGAGGACGTGTTCGATTCATATACCATGGACTTGAACACTTTTAAAGGGCAGCTTCAAGCCCGCCTGTCGGAATACAACGAGAACGAGGAAGGCACCGTGTATTACATCGGCTCCGATGCGAAAAACTATTACCAGGCTACCGATGAAGCGAAGCTGAAAGGCAGCGAAAGCGTAATGATAAGCGTAACCTGTCACGAGGGGGTAAGCCTGATTTCCGGTATCACCCAGTACAAATGCCGCAGTTGCGGAAGCAGCCTGAATGCCCACTCGAAGGAATGCGTGATGCGAACGTCCGTGTCGGGAGACGAGGTACTTGACTTGTCCGGCTTGGATGAACTGGAACAGGAATACAACGGGGAAGCCGCCGTGCTGCAAGCCCGGATAGACAGACTTAAGGTAGAAAATGCGGAACTTGTCAGGCAGATAGCTTCCGCCACTGTGGAGGAAGCCGCCGTGCTTCGGCAAGCCTATAACCGTAACAAAGACGAGATTGGCCGGATAGAGACGGAACTTTCCGTCGTGCGCCGGAAGCAGGAGGAACTGGCACAGGCCAAAGAAGAAGCCGCCGCCGACAACGACGTGCCTACCGATGATTACTACCGTATTCCGGCTATCATGCAGGACTGCAAGGCCGCCTACGACCTGACATGGAAAGGCGAAGGTTGGTGGTCGGGCTATACCTACCTGCGTGAAGCTGTCGCTCCGAACATCAACGGGGTGATTACATTCCGTGCCTCCCTGCAGATTGCCCGGAAGCCGAAATACTTCCTCGGCATCAAGATACACCGTGCCATTATGGAAATCAGTTGGGAGCTGACCGCCGAATACAGCGATACGGAGGTGGTGGATATTATCCAGTTTGATCCAGAGAAAAGCGAGACTGAGAAAAAGGACGAAGTGAACAGCCGCCTGTCGGAAATCGCCCGTGAATACCCCTCCTGCAAGATAAGCACGGAATACTTTCGAAGCGAACCGCCGGAAACGGACAATACTGGCGATACCTATCACCTGCTATGGTCGTCAGACCGGCTGGAAATCGCCCGCCAGGTACATACAAGGCTGAGCCATATCTATGCCGACCTGGTATCGCTGGAGAAAATGATGCACTACAAGCTCTCCATTGTGGACGTGCTGCGTGATGCGGCTCCCTATATCAATGACGAACGGGGCAGGCGGCTGACTTTAGTGGAACAATGCCGGAAACGGTGGTTGCACGGGGCGGCTGAAAACCTGCACTCCGTGGACTACAACGGCAAATACGAAGATGAAGAAAGGGGGAACGGAAATGAATGACCGGACACGATACCTACTCCTGTTGCTGTTGGCGGTGCTGCCCACCGTAGTGAAGGCGCAATGGAACTTCGACATTCCTGTGGTGGAAGCCTATATCAACGACCACAAGCAGCAACGGAGCCTGTTGCTGGCACGCTCCACACTGGAGCTGAGCAACCAACTGTTGCATGAATACAGCAGCGATGCCGCCGTGGAATACAAGGAACTGAACATCGACCTTGACAAATACACGAGGGCGTTCGATGTGATTGACGTGCTGTACCAGTCGCTCCGTACCTCGCTGAATGTCTATTCTACTTATGACACAGTGAGTGACCGTATCAGGGATTACAAGGATCTGTTGGACGATTATCGGGAAAAGGTATTGGAACGGGGGAAAATCTCTCCGGCCGACACCTTGCTTATCAGCGTGAACCTGCGCTGCATACGGAAGATTACCGATGAAGGGGAATCGCTGTACCGTTCGGTGGCTGACCTTGTGCTGTACGCCACTGGTGCCGCCGCCTGCTCGACCTCAGACCTGCTGTTGATACTGGAGGGTATCAATATCGGACTGGATAACATCGAAGCGCATCTGAACCGGGCATACTTTGAGACTTGGCGGTATATCCAACTGCGGATTGGCTACTGGAAAGAGAGCATTTATCGGAGGCAAAGCAAGCTGGAAATCATAGAGGGGGCGTTTGGACGGTGGAGGGAAGCCGGTCTGAATCCGGGAACGAAATGAAAAATTAAGAATAAAGAATGAGGAATCGGACATGAAGAATCGGAAGATGGGGAAAGGAATTTTAGTAGTGGGGCTTGTGCTCTATGGGGCGATGGATGTGGTGGCGCAAAGCGTGACCTATAGCCACGATGCTGCCAAGATGAACCAGATAACGGTGGGTGAAATCGGCTCCGGGTCGCTTACGCCCGGACTCTATTACCAAGCGTTGCACAAGTCGTACAGCAAGAGTGCGGCGAGCAAGAACAAACTGTCGTACCGTACCCTTGCCGGGGTGAACCTGTATAACCAGGTGGATGAAGCGGAAGCGTTGGACTCGGCAATGGTGGCACGGGCGAAAATTGAAGCCCTGAACGTGGCTGACCGTAGCGGCGGTGCGCTCGATGTGGCTTGGGCAGCGGAGGGAGGAAAGATAACCGACAAGATGGGTGACTTTGGGCGGAATATCAACCGCATCCTGCAAACAGGCGGCAACGGTGATGACCAAAGCTATTGGAAGGAGCATTACCAGATGTTCCAATGCGCCATAAGAGCCACGCAGGACGCTTATATGCCCAATGCCCAGCGCAAGAAACAATACCTGCGCATCTATACGGATGTGGCAAGGAAGAACGAAGAACTTATCCGCTACCTCGTCCGGCTATCCAACGCACGCAAGACCTCAGAACTGCTTGCTGCCACCAATCAAATAGAAAACCGGAAAGCGCAAGTAGTGGCTGCCGCCATGGGGCGGTGGCGTTCTGCCGGATGGACTACCGTGGATGGCAGGGAATGAAAAAGGAAAGGGAAAAAGAATTTATTAACTCTATAAATAATGACAAACATGAATCATCAAAACCAAGTGTTCAATCATCCGCAATTCGGGGAGATTTGTACCGTTCAACAGGAAGAAGGGAAAGTGTTGTTCAAGGCTAATGATGTGGCCCGTTCTTTAGGGTATGCAGAAGCTGCAAAGGCCGTCCGTACCCACTGTAAGGGGGTGTCCGTTTTAGACACTCCCATTGAGAATCAATACGGTACGGTTGTAATGCAACCTACCAAGTTTATCAGCGAATCCGATGTATATAGATTGGTGATGCGCTCCAAACTTCCGGAAGCTGAAAAGTTTCAGGACTGGGTCTGTGAGGAAGTGCTGCCTGCCATTCGGAAGGACGGGGCTTACCTGAGCGAGAAAGCCCTGCAACGCGCGGTGACAGACCCGGAGTTCTTTATCGGACTTGCCAATGCCATTCGGAAGGAGAAAGAGCAACGGCTGGAGATAGAGAGCTGTTGCACGGAACAACAGCTTTTGATTGACCGCCAAAAGGAAACAATCGAGGAGCTTGGCAAGCGTTCCGCTTACGCAGAGACCGTATTGCAGAACAAGGACTTGGTGGATATTACACAGATTGCGCAAGACTACGGTCTTTCAGGACGCCGTCTGAACGCTATTCTCCATGAAAAAAGGGTGCAATACAAGAGCGGCAAGCAATGGATTCTCTACGCTCCCTACAAGGGGAACGGGTATGTGGGTAGCGAAACCTCCCAGTTGGAGAACGGTAAGACCGTGATGCGTACCCGGTGGACACAAAAAGGCAGGCTATTTATCCATGACTTGCTGAAAGCGGACGGCATATTGCCGGTACATGAGATTGAAACGGAACAAACGGAAACATCCTCTAATATCCAGTAATGTATGGC